ACTCATCTGGATCAGCATTGACTGTTCGAGTGCCGTTAAATGGAGATCCGCATCCTGCGATGACAACTGATTGTCCTTCGGTAAACTCATGGATTCCTACGGTTGTGAAGGTTGCGACATTATCAGTCAGCGAAACCTTGGCAACTGGTGAGGCGAATGTTGTAAGCAAAGGCAAGATAACTGCCTCAGATGTATCAATAATGTCATTGAGATAAGCATCAGAATAAAGAGCAGACGAAACGCCAAGTACAGTCCTCAACTCTGACGCTGTGATAATACTTGGCATTTCATCCTCTCTAAACTGCTGGGGGAGCGATCGGGAGCAACCGCCCCCCCATGATTAAGGTGTTACTTACGCGTTCTGGTTTAGTGTGAACGCACCGCCAGCAGTCAAAGTAACTGCTGAGCCATAGCCGTAGTATCCAACTTCAACCTGACCTGTACCAACGATGTTAGTACGGAGTTGTAGTGGACCGGCACCTTCGTACCATGTAAACGCTTCGCGGTTTACCATGATGATTGAATCGTCGCCTGTACCTGAGATGTATGGATCTACGAATACAGGAAGTCCCATTACTGAACCAACAGCGTTTCCTGGCTCAACTACGCCAAGACCGTTTGATGAGTTTCCAGCAACGTTGAACAAAGGACGCTTTGAAGAATCTGTCAAAGCGATTAGAGCAGCCCATTGATCTGGAGTTACGATAATTCCAGTTGGGAAGCGCTTTGTTGCGTTGTAGATTGAAGCTGCACCGCGTGAGATGTAGCCAGCGAACTCATCGCCATCAAATGGAAGTGTGATAACTGTTGAGTCAAGTGTTCCAGCCTGTAGAGCTGTAACCATTGCAGTATCTGTTGCCTTTGCGTATGCGTTAGCCATTAGGCGAACCAACTCGTCGAAGAATGCAGGAGACGTGCGATCAAGGACCTCAACGTCAAATTTCTGCATGCCCGCGTACTTGGCGACGCTGCAAGAAACATATTCGATTTCTGTCTGAGTATCTGAGAATGCACCCTTTTCAGCTGCAGCAGCAACTGTTGGAGCAGTCTTTACGCGAGGGATTTCAAAAGTCATTCCAGCTGCAGGAAGTACTGCGTTACGAACTGCTGAAATTGCAGGACGAATGTTGGTTGTCTTAGGATCCCAAATTGTTGTGAGCTGTGGTGTTGGAACAAGTCCAGCAACCTCAGTTGTTGTTGTATCTGATGCAGCAGCAACATACAACTTAGATGTCTCATCGCCCATTGCTGCGCGAACTGAGTGCTCTAGGTATGATCCTGCTGAGACGATAGGTGTACGGACACGCTGTGAGTTAAGCGGATGTGATGTCGCCTTAACTTCAGCCTTAGCAGCTTCAACCGCTTCGGTTGATACTGCCTCTGAAACGGTTTCTGACACTAGGTCATCTCCTTCGGTCTTAGGATCCTCGATCTGAGGCTCCGGGGTTGATTCGGTTGCAGCTTGTCCTTGAGTTTCGGCTGCTGCTACCTTTTCCACTTCAGCACCTGGGATTGCTCCATCAGTTACGAGTGAAACTTCAATTAAGTTAGATGATGAAATAGCCATAACGCCATCCTTGTTGTCCCATGCATCTACTTCAACGCCAACGCTAAAGTCAGAGCGTAAACCAGTTGCTGCTTCCTCTAATGCGTCATTTCCAGCAGTTGTCTTTGCGATCTTGAATGATGCAGTAATTCCTGTATCGTCCTGAGACCATTCGATTAACTTGCCAAGTGGCTTTGTCTTGTTATGTTCTAAAACTAGTTTTGTGTTCTTACCAAAAGTAATTGAGTTAGGCAAAAACTTTGTGCGACCGGCTGAGGTATTGCCCTCTGCGTCCCATTGCACAATTCGTCCAGCGATGATGCGTGATTCAACATCAGATGCTGTGATTGATACTGGCATTGTTATTTTCATGATAACAAGTCCTCCTGTTGTCTGATTTCATCAACGCTCATCGCGCCAATTCTGTTTAGGATCTCGTAAACCTGCGCGCGCTCTAATGGATTACCGCGTAGGAAGTCGTCTAACGCGTAGCGCACTTCGTTTCCTTGACCGACAAAATCCGTCATGGATAAACGCTGTTCGATGGCAGTCAAGATTGGACGCAGTGAAAAATCAACAAGTGAACGACGCTCTGAAATCGCATTTGAGTATGTCATCGATGTTGTTTCAGCCGATGCAAAGTAAGCAGGTAATCCAGCAGCTCTACATAACTCTAAAGCAACGTACTGACGCGCCTCGTTGAGTTGTAGTTTGTTTGGATCAATTCCCATAGCCTGCAATTCAACGTCGGCATTCAGAAATGCTGTGCTCCGAGTGCTGCGGGCTACGCGCCAGGCTTCAAGCAGTTTGCCGATACGCTCGCTAGTAAGATTTGTGCCGTTTGACTTTAATACCATCATTGGTACTGGCTCTTTTGCAAAAGCCTCTGACGCATTTTCTAATGCAACAGCTGCGCGAATAGTGCGACCTGCGCGAGATAAGAATCCTTCATCAAGTCCGTTAAACACAACAAGACTTGCAACGCCCATTGAAGGAACTGCAACGCCATCAACCATGTAACCGATGATTTCAGTTTGGTTTGCGTTTGTGTTATAAGTTACGCGATCAGGTGAAACGCGTGTCCATTCTTGAATGCGTCCGTCTGCATACATTGACATTACTTGTCCATACGCCACGCCGTGAAATAATAAATCCTCAGCAATGTACGCATAGATAGATGATCCGGGAACGCGTGAATCAGGTTGGTTAATTACGCGATTGGGTTCAACTCGTACCCCGGAAGATTTAATACGTTGCTCTAATGGCAACGATGCAACAGTCGAGCAGATAATATTGCGCGCTCTTGCGATTGTTGGAACTGCCATCGCTTGCTGACGATTAGCAGATGCCAATGGATAAAAATAGTTTTGCACCGAGTTGTTGAAAGGTGCCGGAGTCGCAGCTGCATCTACCGTCATGCCTGTCGGTTCAGGAGCCTTCGCGAATAAATCTCTAAGTGCCATTAGCATAAAATTATAGCATAATCAACCTAACACGATATCCACTTCTGTGTCTGGTCGTGTCGCAAAGTGACTGACCATAGCCATTCCCACACAGGCACAAATTGTCGCAGCTGACGCTTTTCGTCCGAGGTACCAACCGCCATCTTTGAAAGGCAGTTTAACGGCTGATAGGACTTGCTTGTTTAACTCGACTTGATTGCCATGAACCAAACGCTGGGAGGTAATAGCCGACAACATTTCATCACAGGCTTGCCCGTAAACAGCTCCATCGATTGGAGTCGTCGGGATACCTGCTGGAATCAACCGAGAAGCAACCGCGCCGGCGGTTTGACGAGAATAGGCAACAGTTTCGACTGAGTACTTACGCGCCCATACTGCGATGCTGTTAGCCAGGTCTTTATCGTCAATGTTTACTGGATTCGAATACGTTTCCAATAACACAACGCAGAACTTGTCCCCATCAAGTTTCTGCGCTGCCACTAACGCGGCTGCTTTTCGATCTGGTGATAGATCAATCGCCATCCAAGTTGGTTGCTCCCGATCTAGAGCGAGCGTACCCTCAGACGCGCACTCTGTCCAACTTGACGGATTGATGGCTGGGTTGATCTGGCTCACCCATTGACAAAGCATCTCCGTACGGATAATTGATTCATCATCCGACATTGCGCTTTTAAGATTATCTATGTGAATCGTATATCCAAGGCTTGGGTTTGCTTGTTGCCATGCTTTTGGATCATCTAAATCGCATCCAGGTTCGGCGCTCCATTCGAACCAACCGATCTGATCATCTGCTCCTGCTGCAGCTGCGAGCCCGCGCTCGCGCATGCGATTCAGGATTACTGAGTGCTGGTCTCCGGCATTTGAATACATAATCGCCATGGGATTTTTTGAACTCATCTGAGTAAAGCGAAGGGATGCCCAAACTTCGTCGTCTTTATATTCGCGGACTTCATCAAGATGAATTACGTCCGGCGCTGCAATGCCTCTAGATGCCGAGTTATTGGCTCTTACCAGGTAACGGGTGCCGTCATTGAGTTTGATCTCTTGGCTACCCTTGGTTTCGTACTTTTTAACAAACCGAGTCACAAGTTGTTCATTGGCTTGAATAACATCATCGATCTTCCAAAAGATTTCAGATGAAGTTGTCAGTTTGTGAGCTGTGTGGATCTGTAAACGCTCGCCCCAGAGGTACATTCCAGCCAAAATACGGAGCATCATGAAGGTACTTTTGCCATTCTGCCTGCTAAGAATCACCCCTATTTCGTTATGGAACCAGCGCCCATCGGGCTTGACTCGGTGCATTTCGATAGCCAAAAACTTTTGCCAAGGGAGCAGTTTGAAATACTCACCGGTCGCTGGATCCTTAATTTTCTCCACAAAGTCGATCATTTCTTGCCCGCGGGAAGGTAAATCGACCGCTTTTGACCTAATACGAGGTTCTGTCGCCCCTAGGTAAGCCGTAGGAGGCTGTTCTAAGCCGTTTTGAGGGTTGTTAGTCATATCTAGTCGGAGTCTTCCTGATAGTGGCTTATTGAGCCGTTTCTGGGGGCAAAAGATCCAAGGGGGGTCATGGGTGTCGGAACGCTCTCAAAAAAAGCCCCCTTATGCCCATTTTGCCCTTTAATGCCCTTTCTGCCTATTCTGCCGTAATTACACGCTTTACAGGCTGCAACGAGATTATCCATTGAATCATCGCCTCCTAAGCTGCGCTCAATCACATGATCTACTGTATTAGCTTCTAGCCCACAGTACTGACATATGTATTGATCTCTTATGAGTACACGCTGTCTGATCTTACGCCATAGCGCAGTACTACCGTTGTCTCTTAACGCTGATTGCTTAGCCATTAATGATAGTTATTCTTTTGAAAGAACTCCCATGCTTTGCATGGTGATCCGTATCTGTTATCTATATAGCGTAAGCCCCACATAATCTGTTGCTCTGGGCTTGCTGTCTTTAGATACTCACTCTTGCCCTGAGGTATCCCATATACTCTCTGACTACCATTGAGGTTACCTACTGCTTTATCATTCCATGCTGACTCTTTACCATACAGCTTACTTAAACATATCATCTGGGTTTTATCATCTACCAAGATAGCTGCATATTCTTTAATCGAAACATATTGTTTTCCATCAATAGGTGCTACAGCATTAGCTGGTGTAAACAGAGATATCCCAATAGCTACTAGCACCCCGCGACCTACCCGCCTCAGCGGGTCGCGGTGAGCCCTTGATGGGCTCTGCGCCGTTAGCGTACCAGACGTGTCAAGCGAATCGGTAAAACCGCAGGTCAGAGCGGTGTTTCGTTTCATTGATGCCCCCAACCGTTACCTTTGAAGGTTATGCCAAACGTCCTATAAACGCGGCTCATTGACTCTCCACAACAGATCGGATCAGCTTCTTCGTGTATAGATCTTTCCATTTCCATTGCTATCTGGCACTTTACGCATTTGTACTCATATATCGGCATGGCAGACAATCCTTTCCTTCAAAGTTCCAAGATCCGCATTGAGTGCATCTCTGGATTTCATCACTTGGTGCAGCTTGATGGATGATTGGCATAATGTCCTTGACTTTTACAAAAGCCAGGTATTCGCCCGCATCCTCTCCTTGACCGTTGCAACGCATAATCACCATTGGTAGTTTTCCATTAGCGTTGGTCTCAGCTTGTTTGATCCAGGCTAAGGGCTGAAAGTCTGAACGAGCTTTTACCTCGATACTGAGCGTCGGGATGTTGAGAATGTCCTCACCCTGACGACCAGCACCGGCGGTATCAGCATAAGCCCAAAATTGTTTAAGATAATCGGCTATAACCTTTTGGGTTCTATAACCTCGATGTTTTCGATGGTTAGCCATTGATTGCGTGGCATTTCTTACAAGTCCAAGTCGCATTGAGTGGAGCATCTGCATTCTCAGCTTTAGCCAAGTGAGCGATGATCACTTCCTCATTACACAACTGGCAAGTAACTGACATGGACATAAGGTTCATCCATTGACCATTGATGTTTACTTCGACAAAACCCATTTATGCTCTCGCCTTCTGCTTCTCCCACTTGCCAGATGAGGCAAGGTTGTACCAACGAGTAGGGCAGTTTTGAGCCGGTGCGATGTTTCCACCTGGGCAAAAGAATCCGCCCCAAGCGCGGTCATTCTTTGTACCCTCTTTCCATTTCATTTCGCCATGCTCGCATTCCTCATGGTTTTGGACTCCCAGAATGTTCTCCACATTGGCAATAGCCTCAGCTGCACTAATTGCCTGAGGTTGCTTAGGATCTCCGTAGATTGGCTCATTACTCCAAGGATCAGCAGCTAATGCTTCCTCTTTAGTCTTGAAACTTGGGACTTCCTTAGCCTTTGCAATGTCCTTGGCGCTTAGTCGTTCAACCTTTGCCATTTCCTCTCGGGAAGGACGAGGCTTGCCATCTGAGTGCTTTGAGATGCCTCCCGTATGAAGCGCTCGCCCAATCGCGCTGCTCTCGCAGTTTTCCACAAAACTAGTTGAATTAACACCGCGATCAGTACTTCTCTCCTCCGCGATCCCGGTAGCAAACGCAACGCCATCAAGGAAAGTCTTATATATGTATGCTTTAACAATGCATCGATCATCTGTTATTAACTCGATTTCTGTCGCGATGCGACCATCTGGATAAGCCTTCCAAAACTTCTCTAGGCGCTCATCGACTGTTTCGTAGTTTGCTAGATTAAACACTTGGTAACTCCTCTTGTTTCATTAGATATTCGGTCTGCTCCGGTAATGACCAAACAGTACCGTCTGCCCATGTCTGAACCTCGATGGCGCAGCTGTTGCAGTAGTGACGACGTGTCCCTTGGCTTCGTGGATGATTGCTGATAACTGTGTAACTGGCACCCTTTTGCCCTAGCGGTGAATTAGTGCCATATCGGACTTTGCAGTAATCGCACCAAACTCCAGGAGCTGCCTTAATAACTGTCAAGGTCACTCCAATCAGTTGATGCAATCTGTCCAGCGAGCGCAATGTATGCTGCGCCGTCTTTGTAACTGTCTTCGTGCTGGCTTGTTTCTTGTAAGCGTGAGATTTTGACAAGTGCCATACAGATTGCGACTTCGTGAGGCTCGATGTCGCGTTCAAGATAGGCTGACCAGAGTTTGGCAATTCGAAGGTGATTGAGAGCTGCCAAGCCGTAATCTTTACCTCTGTCTGCAATGAGGTCTTTTGCTTCGTCAAGGATGTCATTAGCGCGCATTAACACTCACGCGCTGACTGATCTTGCCAACTGCCAAGCCTTCGCGCTTGCCTTCCTGAAACCCTTTGCCCCAACCGACGATAAACCATAAAACATTAGCAACTAGTAATAACAAGATTACTGGTACTTGTAGATCCATTTGTTTGCTCCCGTTCTTGTAAGCATTGTTGCTTACTGGATTACGGTCTCATGCGGTTTGGACTAAATCAATCCCAAACACGCCGCTTTTGATAACGGTTTGATAACGCTTTAGCCCCAGCGCTTGCCCTGATAAATGAAAGATCCGTCTTTAGGATCGATTGGAATTAACTCAGGCGTAAAGCGCTTACCATGCAAAGTACCTACAACAAAGCCCATCTGCCAATTAGCATAACCCTTTGTATAGCCCATTCCCGGGCTTGAAAGATCTACGAGGTTTCCTACCTCAACTCCCCATACAATGCGCCCATAACGCCCTCCAGAGGCTTCTGAGTGGGCGCTAAGCCCTAGTCTATGGGTATGACCTGATACAACTGACTTGCCCATACGCATAGCACCGTTTAAGGCTGTTTGTCCAGGCTTGTTAGATAGTGGGAATGCATCTCCGTGGCAAGTGTGCCAACCTGGAGCAAAGTCAAAGCCGTTTGGATGGTACTTGATGCCGGCTTTATCGTAACCCATAAACTTGTCATATCGCAGCTCTGGCAGGTTCATAAATGCCGGTAGTCTGCGAGACAAAGACTTGTAAACACGCGCTCCATGATTGGAGCCAACAACGTCAGTAACGCCGAGATATTCGAGAATCTCTAAAGTAAGTCTGCGATCCTCGTCGATGTTGCCTTCAACCTCTTGCCATGGTTGAGCAAAGCCTCCGAGCTGTGGGAGGTCAATCTCATCACCAATGCAGATGGTTTGGTGAGGCTTGTAAGCCCTTAAAAACTTGCCTAGATTTTTGACTGCTGCTTCATGAAAGAACGGTGCCTGAATATCTGAGATCCAAGCAATTCGTTTTACTGTCATTAGTCCTCGTCGTCGTCCTCGTAATCACCAAACCGCTCTGGCTCGATAGGATCTGGCAAGATCCACCCAGGATAAGAATCTACGACCGATAAAAGATAAAGAGCGCGATCCTCGTTAAAGCCAGCCTTGCGCAAAGATTTGTAATACTCATGTAGCCCGATGCAGTAAGCATCGAGTTTTGAGTAGCCTTGATCCTCTAGCGCCTTAGTTGCTTTTCTTGCCATGTGGATAAGTGTCCCTTACTTCTTTAGAAGTTCCATCATCTGCTCTTGGCGTGTCTCTATTCTTGCCAATCGGTCTGCGAGAGATGATCCACCATTCGGTGTAAGAGTCCACAACCAACCGCGAACCAGATAACGCAAACCGCCAATAACAATAGTAAACGTCGAGAAAATGGCGAGAACGAGTCCCGCCCAATCATTCGCTGTCACCGTAGCCCATAGCCTTCATCCTTAGGATTTAGCCAACGCAAAATCGGTGGAATGGTTGCTAACGCACCAGCGTAAGCGATGTTCTTAGGGTCAGTTTCCCCGGCAGCGACAAGTGCAAGAGCAGCTGTTAGAAACGCTCTGCCCCAACTTGCTAACATCTTTTTCAGGTCTTGCGTCATCTGTTCCTCCTAGTAACGGGATGTTAAAAAACTTCGAATCCGTGTCGCCAGCCTTTGTAAAACTGACGTGGATGTGCTTTGTGTGCGGATTGACTCCCGTGTACTTGCGCCAACGCCAGAGGCTTCGAGCGCTTGCAATCTTTTTGTTAAAGATAACATATGCAATGCGTTTATCTGTTCGGGCTGCAATTCGTATCTGGTCGGCAATGTAAGCAGCTGTGGAGGATGACTTGTCGAAATCAGCATCGAGATCGAGAGCGCGAACATACCCTGTACTAGGGTCAATGTTATGATCGCTCTTTCTGTTTTGGTGCCGAGCATCTCCGATGGTGCCGTCAGAGTCACGCTTTCGGTCAGGATAAGCATCGTCTGCCTGTTCTCTTAACTGAACAACTGACTTAGATAGTTTTGGTTTCATCCAAGTAGGAGGCGAGCCTCATCCTCGGTAATGCCCAATTTAGCCAAAAGTGCAGCTTTTTCAGCAGCCTTTGCAGCTTTTTCAGAATTTTCAATTTCAGCCTTTGCAGCCGCTTCAATTTGCTTTTCTTGATCTTTCAACAATTCATCATCTGTCATAGGGCGATGTACAAATTCGCCTGTTGCTGCATTTGCTTCCGCTACTAAATTAGTCATTATTTAACTCCATATAATCTAAATGTTCCGGTCATTGTTGAAGTACCGCTGCGTACAAAATCAATTTGAGAAACAGCAGAGGTTCCAAAATAGTAACCACCAGCATCTCTTAAAGTCCAACCAGATGAATCATCCCTGTACCAATTTCGCCAGAATACTGTCTTTCGTCCGCTTGTCTGATTTGCGTTCCAAATTTGTATAAAACCTTTATTTTTAAAAGTTTCAGTCGCGGATGTTGCATTTCCACCAAATGGAGCCGTGCTGTTACTATTACCAAATTCAGTTGTCGTTGCTGTTCCAAAACTTGGACTGACATTGTCTTTAATGTTGGCAGAATTCCAAGAATAATTAGATCCAGAATCATTATTTAGACGAACTGACCAATAATCAGTTGTATTGCTAACTTGCGCGCTATCCCAAACAACTTCAAGCATTTTGTAATCTGTTGAAATTGAAGTAAATGAAACTGTGCTTGCTGCAGATGGTGTAGCCGTTGCAATTAGTGTCATGCCACCAGAGGTTGGAGCAGCTGCCCAAGTAAAATCTAAATCAGTATTAGAGGCTTTACTTAGTAATTGTCCAGTCGTACCGCCTTTGAGATCGACAAAGGAAGTATCCACGCCACCCAAAGCGGTGCGGATAGCAGCTGCGCCGTCTTTTACGAGATCGGTATCGTCAGGGGTTTCCCACCCGAAGTTAGTTGTCGTTGCCATATTTCTCCTTTATCAGGCTACTATTGTAGCGTCAATCCATTCCAGTCCAGCGTTTATTGTGTTCCAAGTTTCAGTCACCGGCACTCCGTTCCAGCGCATAGCCTGAAGGCTGTAGGCAGTCGGAGATACCGTCAAAGTAAGGTAAAGCGAGTTGTACCCGGCGCTAAAAGTCCAGCCCTCAACAAAGCCCTGAAACTCTCCATTGGTGATGTTTACGGGCAGTTGAGTAATGTTTACTGGCATACCCATAAATACGCTCAGCAAAGAATCTCGATCTCCGTTGTCGATTTCTGGACTGCTAATTGGGAAAGTAATTGACTTAAACTGAGCCTGTGGAAAGGCTCTTAAAGTTAAGTAAAACTCAGCTTGTGATAAAGCATCGTAATCATGCTCTAATGAGGTGTTAATCTGGTAAGCCTGTTGCCCATAGATAGCAATCGAATCAGCGTCTAAAGCAGACTCTTGGGCATTAGCCTTGTATGTAATAGTGACATTGTTACGGACATCGCCTGATCGCTTGGAGGTTCGAATACCTCTAGCCAAAGCATGATTCCCGGTTAGATCTACATAACCATTGGCTGAAAGATAAGAGCTGCGCCTAGTACTGTCCGCATACCCGATTCTGCCCTGTGAATCCTCGTATAGGTAACCGAGTCCAGAAGTAGCCAAAGAGGATACAAGGCTGTAAATGTCTGTTGTGTTAGATGATCGGGCAGTTAGTTCATAATCGCCTGGTTGATCGATGTCGCCAAGTCCAGAGTTTTCAGCATCAGCCCAGGTTGTTGTTGGATTGTACGTTGCCCAAGTTAAAGCTGCTGGCACTTCGTTCCAAGTATTAAACAGAGCCTCGGACAAGATTGTGTAAATCTGATCGCCATCAAAGTCTTTGCTCAATACGCCTTCTGTAAGGGTTTTGGGCAGTTTAGACAAGGCACCCAAGGCAACTACCTTGATCGACTCTGAAATGGTCGTAGATGAGGCTTGGGTGACTTCTACGTCGATGTCTGTAACAAAGCCACCAAAGAGGTTTACAAAAGTGCCAGATGAATCTTTGACTTGGATATTAATTTGGTCATTAACATCAATAACAATAGGTGACTGGTCAAGATTAATAATCTCAACATTACAATAACCGGCGTAAGGCTGAGAGTAGATGTCTTGACGACCAGAGGTAATGGTCATGTTGGCAAGTGTTAAATTGGTGTAATCGCCTCCACCATTGATCGTAACCTGCCATTCAGGAGTCCATTGACTCATGCGATTAGAGCCGATCCAGGTCCACCGCCACCGCGGTATGAGGACTCGTTGATAATCTCTACAATTTGACGGGCTACGCCTTCCTTGTCTAAGGCTCCAGTTACGTTGATATTGTAAATATCTCCAGACGTTGCAGCTTCTGCTTGACGGAAACGACCAACGTTAAAAGATCCATTAACTACGGTTCCAGCGTTTGCTGCTGCTGCTGCAGCTGCTGCGATTGATGTCGTTGCCGTTGTTGTAGTAGTTGTAGGAGTCGTTGTGGGCTTTGTTGATCCTGTTGTCGCTGTACTTGTATTAAAACTTGTACCGCCTGGAGTTGTACCGCTGAAACCTGTTGCAGTAGAAGTAGCACCAATCTTTGAAAGATAAGGGATATCGCTACCAACCTTGATTAGATTTAGTCCTCGAATTACCAGGTTAATTCCATCGATTGCTGTATTAAGCAAAGGCTTGATTGCTGCTAATACATTGGCAATAAGATTTAGTACCGTGCTCGCAATCGCACCGATAACCTCAAACGCTTTGCCGATGACAGTTCCAATAATTGGAGCAGCAGCCTTGATAACATCAAAGAAAGCCTGAAACTCATCTTTGTTTTCGATGATAGTTGCCTTGATCGAATCAAAAGCTTTTTTCATGCCATTAAAGATTGGGATGACAAGTCCTGAGATTGTTTCTACTAAAGTATTGAGAATGCCGTTCATTCCCTCTTTTTTGTCTTTGTTATTGCCAAAAGCATCAGCAACGGCATTTACTAGCGGAATGACTTTATCTGAGAATAATGTGGCAAGTTCTAAAACGATAGGCAGTAAAGCCTCACCAATGGTCGCCTTAGCGTTTTCCAGTTCAGCGGTGAGGATACGAGTACGGTTAGCCAATCCACCGCTTGTACGGTCAAAGTCGCCCTGCGCTGCAGCAGTTTGACGGTAGATCAATTCCTGAGCCGCTAAAACCTTTTGTTGAGGTGTAAGAGCATTCTTGGTCGTATTAACGATTCCAAGTTCCAAAGCAGCCTGACGCATTGAAGCATCATCGAGCAATACGCCGTAAGCGCGTAGAGGCTCAGCCTCACCACGAAGCGCAGCGCCAATAGCATTGATCGCTTGCTCTGGTGAAGTGTTATTAAATGAGGCTAAGTCAGATGCTAACTTAACAAAGCCGATTGAAAACTTAGATAATTCTCCACCGGTTAATCCGGCAGACTTTCCAAAAGTAGCAAAGGTTGCAGCAGCGTCGAGGGCTTGCTGCTTTGTCTGTCCGAGGGACTTAGCAGCACCTGCTGCAAACTTTTCAATATCCTTTGAGGATTCTCCAAACAAAACGCCAACCTTGGAGATTGTTTCAGATAGATCAGATGCCGCTTTAACTGCATCAATGCCGATCTTAACTGCCATGGCTCCGGCTGCTGCAGCTGCTGCTGCAAAGGCTACGCCGGCTTTCTTACCAAACTCTGAAAGTTTACCTGCAGAGGTTTCTACATCGTTGTTGGCTTGCTTTAACTTTTTATTAAGATCATCAACGTCGGCAAGGATCGAGAGTTTAAGGGTTCTATTACCTGCCATTAGTCCCACTCCTTCAAAATGCTATCAAACGCTGTTTCCCACTTGCGGATCAGCTCTGGCTGGACCTGTCGCAAAGTTGGATAAATGAAATATCCAGAGTTACCTCTGCCACGATTAGGAGTGCGGTTTGGGAACTGCTTAAAGCGATTCGAACCAAACTCCATACCGTAAAGTAAATCTAAAGTACTACCGCCACCAGAGAACTTTTGGCGAGCAAAGCCGTAACTAAACTCACCAATCTTTGATGACTTGCTAATTACCACTCCGTCAGCAATACGGCGAGCAGCAATGCCTGAAACCAGACGACCCGCTGCTGCTTGCTTAATCTTGTCAGCAGCAAACTCAGCAAGTGCAGAACTTTCCTTTTTAGCAGCTTGAACGGCTTCATCGTCCATAGCTTTGAAAGCCCTGGTAATACCGCGTAGATCTGATTTGTCATAAGCGATCTTGACTTCATCTGCCATCCGATCGCTCCTTAATAATCTCTATTGCGGTTAATATGTCCTCTGCCGTGTCCCAGTATTGCATTGGTATCCCCGTCTCTATTGCTAGATTGACGAGGATCCTGCCTATGCTTCCTGGTTGGTGGCTTTTGGGGTATCGTCTCCAACAGTTACATCGGCAACTGTTTCAGACCAGATTTCAAAAGACTTTGTAGGCTTTCCAGCATTCTCACGCTTATGAGCGTTGTAAGCCAGAAACATAAGATCCCACATGCCGATTTTGTCGGTAGCCTGAGAGATCGTATGTCCGGTCGCCTTTTCCCATTTTGCCCACTCTGGAGGTTGTGCATAGTATGTTGCTTCCTCACCAGAGTTATATTGAATTGTTATTCCAAGTTTCATCTTTGCTCCCGTTTGTTAGATATTACGCTGAGAATGTATCGGCAGGTGTGCCAACTACTGTAAGTGTCCAAGAATCAGTCTGAGCGCCTGGAGCTGCTCCACCGATTGTTGGGAATACAGGTAGGACGTTGCATGTGAAGACAGCGCCTGTTGCAGCAGTCAAAGAAACTGCAAGAGTTGTGTTTGGTGCTGTATCAGCAGCAGTCCACATTGCTTCGAATAGTGATGATGATGCACCCCAGTCAGCAAGTAACTCTACGTTTAGAGTCCACTGGTCATCTGTGTGCTTGTAAGCCTTGCCATCGAGTGTCTGAAAAACATCGATTGTTGGGCTATTAACGAGCGTGACGCTAGTTGTTTGAGCATCGTAGTTTACTGTTGCGATGGTCAGAATTAGGTCGCGACCCGTAATGACTGTTGTTGGCATTGGGTTTTCTCCTTATGAAGTCTGCGTATACCAAGTGGATACGCGTATGTCCGCGACTAGCAAGTTACTAGCGCCTACTTGTGTAACTGTTGGTCGATCAACTACCTGGACATCGTATCCAGCTGGTATAACCGCCACAACGCTTGTTATGAGTTGTTCTATGTTATCAAGACTTGCCGGATTGCTGTTATAAGCAACGCAGCAGGTAATTGTGTAATTTAACTTGCAACGAAAGGTGCTCTTGCCAATAGTCTCAAACTCCATGTAGGGAGAATCCGGAACGACTACAACAGCAGGTGCTGGGATCTGTTCTGGGACGTAACTAAATACGTTTGCAGAGACACTAGCAAGGGCTGTGGCAAGAGGTGTGCGAACCGCTGAAAGAATTGTGCTTGGCATTATTGTGCCATCGTTTCAACGTCAATATATGGCCCGAGTAAACCTACGACGCGATTAAACAAGCTGCGTCCCATTCTGTATGGTGATGGAGCAAAGTCCACGCCTTCAATCTGTCCGCCTGGAGCAGTACGAGATTGGAATACTTCAACTGAAACTACGATGATGGCAGATTCGACCGCAGCAACGCCGACATAAGTAGCAGCGCCTGTAAGTGTTGCGGATCCGCTAGGGATGACATTTCGCTCGGTAACGTCTGCGTTAGTGATGTTTGCTGTAAATGTGTACTCATCTGGATCAGCATTGACTGTTCGAGTG